TATTTGGGTAATCAACCAAAATATACTAAAACGTAAAAACTACCACTACCACGCTTCAGCTGGTAATATCAATGTGATAAGAAGAGGTTGCAGAAATGTGAAGGCTCTTATCGAATTTGAGTCTATTCCAGATAGGCTAAAATCTAAGATTGTAGAGATCACTGGTGATCCTTACAAGATGACTAATATTAAAAATACTTAAGATGTTTGAATTTTACAACGATACCCTTTGTGTTGAGTCCAGCTGGCTAATTGATAGAAAGATATTTAATCGAAATAACTATCATTACCACGCTTCTGCTGGAAACATCAACGTCATACGAAGAGGATGCAGATCAGTTAAAGCACTTATTGAGTTTGAATCTATTCCGGATAGGATAAAATCTAAAATTGTTCAAATTGCTGGTGATCCTTACAAGAAAACCAAGCACATCGTTTTTACCGATTATCTAAACACCAACCTCGAGGCGCAAAAATACTTCCAGAACTACGTCACCAATGACGATAAAGCCCTTCCAGAGAAAAACATCAACGAATACACCGCAAATGCTTCCATCCTTACCACAATCGATGTAATGATGAATAATAAGCTTGCTAAGCGTAGAGCTCTTGGAGTTGCAAAAACGCAAGTTTGGCAAAAGATGGCTAAAGTAGTAAGTGAACTAACCTTCAATCAATGGCCTCACTCCTTACCGTCCAACCACCGCAGACTTAAGCAGAAATACAACCAATTTAAGACCGAAGGTTTTGACAGCCTGGTACATGGTAATTTCTGTAACAAGAACTCCGAGAAAATCAACGACAATGCCAAAATGTGGCTCGTATCTCGTTGGGCAGATCAAGTCAACAAGATTGCCAATACTATGCAGCTTTTTGCCGAATATAATAAACTGGCTAAAGACGAAGGCTGGAAGAAACTGAAATCTGAGCAGACCATTTATAACTATCTACACCAGGAGGACATCAAGCCACTTTGGTACGGTCACAGATTTGGAGAGGTCACCGCCAAAGAAAAATACACCATGCACCTTAAGACCAAAATGCCTTCACAGCGTGATAGCCTATGGTATAGTGATGGTACCAAACTTAACTACTACTACCAGGACGAAAATGGAAAAATGCAGACTTGCCAGGTGTATGAAGTCATCGACACGTACTCCGAAGTTCTACTTGGGTACCATATCTCAAAATCTGAAGACTATGAGGCGCAATACTTCGCTTATAAGATGGCTGCGAAAACTTCTGGACATAGACCCTATCAAATTGGGTTTGATGGCCAGGGAGGACATAAGAAGCTACAATCGGGCGAGTTTTTGACCAAGCTGGCACGTCTCAGCATCAAAACACAGCCTTACAATGGTAAATCTAAGACCATTGAAAGCATATTTGGAAGGTTTCAACAGCAGTTTTTGAAGCGCGATTGGTTCTTTACAGGCCAGAACATCACCACCAAAAAACAAGAATCTAAGGCAAATATGGAGTTTATCCTGGCAAATCAACGCGATCTGCCAAGTCTGGACGAAATCAAAGCCACATACGCTAAAAGACGTAAAGAATGGAACGAAGCCCCACATCACAAAACAGGTGAGCCACGCATATCCATGTATTTGGAAAGCAAAAATGCAGAAGCTCCAGAGTTAAGCATGTTTGACATGGTGGATCTCTTTTGGATTCTTAGGTATAAGCCTGTGACTTATAATGCTTCTGGACTTTCATTCACAGAGAAAGGCGCTAAGTACGAATATCTGGTTTACGATGAAGATCGCAGAGCCGATATGAACTTCCACAGAAAGTCTATCGATAAGAAATTTCACATAAAGTTTGATCCTGAAGACATGACACTGATTTATCTGTATGAAGACACACCTCTAGGACTTCGATTTATAACTGCCGCAGAAACTAAGGTAGAAGTCTCCAGAGCTCGTCAAGAGATCACAGAGTTCGAAGAGGAATTTGTCCGTGATATCATCCAACGCAACAAAGATCTGCGTGTAGACATGAGAAACGCTACTGAAGACATTCTCGAAGCTCACGGAGGTGCAGCACACCAACAAGGCTTAAGATCTCCAAACATTAAGGGAGTAGAGTCTTCCAGACGCCAAAAAAGCAAACTAAATAAGCCTAAGCCAGTTAAAAAGAAAGAATTGGAACTCGCACAATTTCAGAAGGAAGTTAGCAACAGCGATGAGTGCGATCCTTACGATATGATGTAAAAAAAGCCCGTGGAGCTTAAGCACGGGCAATCTATTAATAATCCAAAACCCAAAGTTATGACTATTCAAGACAAAACAAAAATTAAAAATCAACTGCAAGACTACTGCGCTCGCTACGACTCGCAGAACCAGGCAGCAAGAACACTTAAGGGTGTATCTGGCGCATTGATCTCTCAAGTGATCAATGACAACTGGGAGAAGATCTCGGACGACATGTGGAGAAACATCGCTTCACAAACTGGATTTACAAAAGACCAATGGCAAGTCGTGGAGACTCGAGACTACAAGATCATGTCCAGCCTCCTTTCAGACGCTCAGCAGTTTCACAATGTATTTGCTATTGTAGGCGAAGCAGGAAGCGGTAAGTCTCTGGCGATCCGTCACTATACACAAAACAACAAAAGAGCCCACCTGCTGCAATGCAACGAGTACTGGAACAGGAAATACTTTCTCGCAGAACTCCTGCAAGCAATGGGAAGAGATTACTCTGGCCTCACCGTTGCCGAAATGATGATGGAAGTGACCAGGCAACTTAAGAAGCAAGACAGTCCACTCATCATCATGGACGAAGCCGACAAGCTGAGCGACCAGGTACTGTATTTCTTCATTACCATTTTCAACCAACTGGAGGACCACTGCGGGATTGTCTTAGCAGCAACAGATCACCTGGAGAAACGCCTTAAAAAAGGCCTTCGCCTCAACAAGAAAGGCTATAAGGAAATCTACAGCCGTATAGGTCGCAAGTGTATTGAACTTAAGGGCGTTGGCACTACCGACATCACTCAGGTATGTGTGGCCAACGGTATCGAAGACCGCAACGACATCAAGAAGATCATTACAGACTCCGAGAACGACCTGAGACGGGTTAAGCGTATGATCCACGCTATGAAGATCAAGAAATCAAAACAACAATAAATAACAACCAGTAAACACCAGTTAATGAGCCTTAACCGAGCTATAAGCATAGATCAGATCTATAAAATGAACTTCAAGGAAATTAAACTTGAGGGGCTTTGGAAAGATTCAATAGGCATACCAGAAGCAACAGGGATCTGGATCATTTGGGGCAAGTCTGGAAATGGAAAAACAAGTTTCAGCATGCAATTAGCAAGAGAGTTGTGCAAGTTCAAAAAGGTCGCCTACAATACGCTGGAGGAAGGCGCAAGAAAGTCTTTTCGACAAGCCTTACAGCGTAACCAGATGCACCTGGTCAAAAAGCGGTTTGTGATCCTTTCTGAAAGTGTGGAAGATCTCAAAATAAGAATGGCAAAGCCTAAAAGCCCAGACTTCTATTTTTTTGACAGCTACCAATACGCAGCAATGAGCAAACCAGAGTACAAAGCATTTAAAGCCTATGTGATTAAACATAAAAAGCTGGTCATTTTCACTAGCCATGCCGAAGGCAGAGAGCCGGAAGGCAGAGCAGCAAAGCACGTTAGGTATGATGCTGACGTGAAGATACATATTGAAGGGTTTAGAGCTTCTATACTCTCAAGATTTGGAGGTGGTGAGCTTTACACCATCTGGAACGAAGGCGCAGCTGAATACTGGAACGAAATAAAATAAGACTATGAAAACAGTAGCACAAACACTCAAGATAACACCGCACGAGCATAGCATGTTTGTACTAGACACTTACATGGTTTGGTGCGAATCATATTCGAACAATGATGCGGACTTGCAAAAGCTTATCGCCAACACTAAGCTTTTTCAATACTGGATAAGCGTATATCGAGCACTGGAGGACGACTTTATATGGAAGGTGAGAGATTATGAAGATCTAGGCAAAGATACGATCTGGGACTTTTATAACAATATCACTACCAAAATTACCCAATACTATTCAAAACCACTTATTAAAAAAGCTCTAAAAACTAAAGACTATGAATACAGATCAAATTAACGAACATGCCAGGGCCACTCAAAGACTTACCGACTTGATTGGCGTATTGAAGTATCAAAGAATCAACTTTCCAAACGAGCTCACGTGGTTTCAGAGAGCATTGATACACCTAGAACACTCTGCATGGATTGAGTATAAAAATAACCTAACAATAGGTATCCAAAGAGAGCCCAGATACATACTCCATAAGAGTTTGCAAAAAAAAGTAAATAATCTAATTGAACAAATGAAAGCGGACGATGAATAATACAGACCAAGCTGGACAGATAGTAAAAGACTTAAGACTAGCAGTCATTAACGGCAAAGAACAGGAAATACTCAACATTTATGGTCGTGCAGAATTAGTTGAGTGGGAGGATGTTCACGACAACATCTTTATGGCTTACGAGGAGCTTATAGAACAGGCAAATGAAATATTACACACTTAAAATCAAAAATACCATGAAAGAAAAATTTGAAAGACTAGCAAACTATTTCGGCAAGCCAGTCCATTACGACAAGACCAACCAATCAACAGGCTACATCACAGATGTAGAGAAATTTACGACAGACGATGCGATTCGACTCGCCTTTTTACAATTCGAGTTTGAAGTCAAACGATCGGGAGTAGCCTTAACCATTCATTTAACCCACAACACAAAAATAAGAGTACAATGAGCACACAAACTGAAACCCCAACACTAGACCTCGCTACATTAAGCGAGAAGGAGCTTGAAGCGGAAATCGCAAGACGCAAGCAAGCCAAAAAAGAATCCCAGGAGAAAGCCGAAAAGCTGTATTTCAACGACAAGGAGTCGTTCCTGGATCACACCGCTTCCAAGTTCACCCAGATCCACAACGAAATGAAGGAGCTGAAGGAATACAGCATAGCCGAAGCCAATAAGCTGTACGAGCGTATGTATACCATAGAAGGCAAAACGCCAAAAGAGGTCAACAGCTTTTCACTTAAGAATAGAGCCGACACGATCAAGGTGACAGTAGATCGCCAAGAGAAGTTTGAATTCACCGACGAGGCAATGGTTCATATCACCGCTATACGTGAAATCTTCAAGGAGAAGTTTGAAGCCCGCAACAAAGGCCTGTACAACATCCTTGACGGTTTGCTGATCAAAAACACCAAGATGGAGTACGATCCTAAGTTACTGGCTAAGGCTCGCCGACAAGTCCGAGAGCTGGGCGACGATAACTTGATCAACGAGTTTGACAAGCTGGACGAATGCCAGCAAGTTTCAGGCTCTTCACTCTATTGCCGTTTGCACGTACGTGATGCCAAAGGCAAATGGAAAGATGTCTCACTTCAATTTTCAAGCTTATAATGGGAAAGGATAAAGCCAACTTCAAAAAACTAGACCTCGAGGATCTCATCGCAGATTGCGAGGTCAATTTTGAAGACTGCCAGGAAAGCTTGAAGTACAAGAAGACCTCCAAAAGCAAAAGACAGCACCAGAAACTGATCAACTTCTTTGGAAGCGTCTATGCTTACCTCAAGGAATTAGAAACCACAAAAACAGAACAATGACTTTTTTAGAAACAACAGCTTACTAGATAGCCTATCCATAGGAATATTTTCAATACTTGGCTTCATCTACGCAATTATCAATTTACTAATTATAAATATACAAAAATGGATATTAAAAAAACAGGAGAAAGAGAGTACCAGATAAACGGTAAGCTAGTCCGTAAAGACATGGAAGGGAACTGGATAGGAGATCCCACCATGACGACCCAGGAAGTAAGCAAATTTCAACAGCATATCGCAGCCGAAATGGCTTCCAAAGAATACCACCAACACCCCGTAACCCACAAAACAGTATAACATGGTCGCTACAACACAGTCCACCCCAAAACAGCGTCAACTCATACACCAGCTATGCCACTACGACGCAGACGTCAAGAAGCTACTTGTACAGCAAGCAAGTGACTTTAGAACAACTACAAGCCTAGAGCTCTCACAAAGAGAAGCCGAAAAGCTTATACGCCATCTACAGACAAACTGGGCAAAGTTTGATAAATCAAACTCACAACACAGGTACATTTTAAGCTTGATGTACCAGTTGCAATGGACATGCTCAAACTCTACCAACATACATGGTAAAGTTCCAGATATGCCAAGACTTAACCAGTGGTTAAGGTCCGCTAGATCACCGGTTAAAAAGCCTTTAATGGCTATGAGTAAAGAAGAAACGTCCAAAGTGATTTTTGCCATGGAGCAAATACTATCCAAATGAGAAATAAACTTATCTACATCGCGGGCAAGGTTACAGGACTAGATATAAAAGAAGCTAAAGCCAAATTTGGCAAAGCTTCGCAAGAGATACAGAATCTAGGTTATGAAACAGTAAATCCAATGCAACTTATAGAAAACCCAGCCACCAGCTGGACAGACGCTATGCGTAAGTGCCTTATAGCTCTTTTGCATTGCGAAGCTATTCTACTGCTTCCAGACGCCAGGAAGAGTAAAGGGGCAATGATAGAATACCAGCTAGCAAAAGACCTGGGTATAAGAGTTTTTAACTCTATGGACCAGGTGAAAGCTTATGCAAATGGAAAACAACAACTAATGGCACCGGCACCAAACGATTGCAACTGCAACCTAAGGCCACAAACACTTGTTATTTCTGCCAAAGTAAATTGTGAAACCACGGTTTCAGTTTGCCCAGGCTGTGGTCTTTGGTTGGATATACCAAAAACAGAATGTGCATAATAGCAAAAGCCTTCATGGAAGAGAATACTTACTTCATATACCGTGACAATGGTGTAGAAGTAAGCTTCCAGATAGATGGCCTTAGCATTACTTCGAGCGTAAGTTTAACTAGGTATGAATATTATTTTATCCATAAAAATTACATCTATGAAAGTAAAATTAACTACAAAGACTGATACTATACTTGCTCTTAATCGCTTACTAGAGATGATTTGGGATCTACCAGTGAGTACAGATAAGAGAGAAAATGTCTATAAATCTATTGGTTATGATCTTTCGGAGAAGATAGGTCTAAAAGCAAAAAACATCATAAAAAAATCAGAACTCTGTAAAAATAAGGAGATATCAATTTCTCTAAAGTATCACGAAGCTTGGGCTCTTGAGCAAATAATTACTGAACTATTGGAAAATTTTACAGATGTTAACGAATATCGAAATAGTCTCGTAAACAGCTTTAAAGATGCGCTAAACCAGAAACTAGCATGAACACAACTTACACCGTTAAAAGTCGAAAAGACAAATACGTCTGGGAGTTTAAGTATGATCTAGACGGAAGTCTAAAAAGCTACAAGATCCTAGAGGGACACCTCACCGGTACACAGATAGATTGGCTTTTTTCATCGGGTAATTTTCCCGCCAATGAAAACGTGATGAAAAACGTATGGATGCAAAAGCTCAAGAAAAACTTTGAGGTGACTGTAGGAGATCCGGATCTCAGCTTCGAGTACTTCTATAACGCCTATGGCAACAAAATAAAGAAAACTAAATCTGAAGCAGCTTGGAAAAAACTTAGCAAAGCAGATAAGATTCTTGCACTGCAGAAGATAAAGGCCTACAAAGGGTATTTGAAGCGTAAAGGAGTCGCACAGGCCAACCCAGAAGCCTATATCAATCAAAAAAGATGGGAAGATGATTTTGACTCTATACACTAATTAGAGCAAAGACTAATAGATAATAGACTATGAGCAAACTTATAAAACTGAGAGTAATTCACAAAAACGAAATTTACTACCTATCCAATAATCAAATATCTGAGCTACACTTAAAAATAAATAACGCACATTGGAGCTTGTTTGATGGCCGTAAGAACAATCCTATTTGTACAGATAGAAACGGAGTTTTAAATGAATTTACAGGCTTTACAGACACTAGCAATGAAGAGATCTACGATGGTGACAATATAGGCGATCAAACTGTTGTGGATGGAGTGATGGTCAGATCTAGACAAAGAGTCTTTTGGAACGCTCCTACAGGGTCCTGGCATCTCGACCAGAGCTTCGACCAAGATGAAAGCTATAGCTCGGAGTTGTGGCAAGAGCTAGAGGACTTTAAATATAAAATATCCGTAAAATGAAAGTGATCTATATTTTTTTTGTAATAATAGTAGCTGTCGCCATTATTATTGGCGCTAACAGGTATTTAGAGCACCGCAGAGCAGAAAATCTCATTAAGACCAATAAGGCGTATAAAGCCTATAACAGGGGACGCAGACGCAAAAAAGAACGTCAAATACTAAAAGACTTAAACCGAAAAAAATGAAAGAAAAAAAACCTTTAGTTCTTAATGTTGAGCACAAGTGGTTTGAGTTGATGGTCACTGGAGAAAAAACTCACGAATATGTAAGCCTACGGATTTAATTAACAACTAAAAATTAATAGAATGACTGAAAATGAATTAAAGGGGCTTGGTTTTGAACTGACCCAAAAGTATGAACACGACCAATATCATACAAACCGATACGCTAAGGGCGTTTTAGAAGTAGAATTTACCTATGAAGGAGATAAGTTACTTACTTGCGATTTGACTATTTCGGATATGAATTGCAAGCCCGTAACACTTGACGAAATAAAAGCCCTGACCCCGATACTTGGAGAATTGAACGAGTAGGCTTATTACCTACAACGAAATAGTGTAAGATTAGTTACGTAAAATAAAAACGAACCTTAATAAATAGACAATGAAAAAACCAAAAAATTTAACTCTAAAAAATTATTGGGAAGCGAATAGCTCTTATGAAAGACAAGAAATAGTAGAAAACACTTTTAAATATCTAAATTTTTTAGAACAAAAACTTAATAAATTAACCAACACCAAGTAATTAATTTTACACGGTGTTAGCAAATGTAATTTACGGATGAATTTACCTTACGTTCTCGCTCACTTCATAGGCGACTTTCTGCTACAAAATGACTGGCAAGCAGTTGGAAAGAAGAAAAATAATTGGATATGCACACTACACGTTTTGCTTTATATGACACCATTTTTGTTAACTGAACTTAGTTGGTTGCAACTTTCCTTAATAGCTATACAACATTGGTTGCAAGACCGAAGTTCATTTGTAGGATGGTGGTGTAAAAC